GGAGGGAACTGGGACTCTATCGCCTGCCCCGCCACCCAAACAAGACGCCTTGCGATCCATGGTTGCTGAGCAGGCCGCCAGGGCGACGCCGCTGGCGGGGCCGCTCTTACGGACAGAGACGGGCAAGCGTATTGTGGGTGATATCTCATCCGGCGGTCTCGGCACAATCTCCGGAACCATGGCCGCTGTGCCGGCCGCCGAAGCCTGGATCAAGTCAAAGCTGCCCGCGCTGGGCGGAGATCAGAGCAAGCTCGCCCAGGCCGCGCAGAAATCCGCCGAATCCATCAAAGATATTGCAGCGGGGCTTATGCCGAATGATCCAAACTTCGCGGACGATCTATGGAGTGGCGCAGCATCCGCCGCAATGTTCATTCCTGCGGGTGCTGGAACGGGGGCCGTGGTGTCGAACATCCCAAGAATGGGCGTTTTGATGACCAAGTTGGCTCCCGCTATTGGCGCAGGAGTTTCCGCCGTCCTGGAAGCCTCTACGGAAGCGGGAACGGTCTACCAGGACCAGGTTAAGAAAGGACTCAAACCAGAAATTGCGTCAAAAGCAGCCTTTTCGGATTTTTGGCAGAACGCTCTACTGGTGGGGCTAACTAATCATTTCGGGATCTTTGGCGACAAGCTGACGGGACTGAAGAAAGCTTTGGCATCAGCACCGCTCGAGGGCTTGCAGGAAGCGGGCCAAAGCATCCTGGCCAGTGTGGCCAAGGATGAGCCGATTGATTGGACCGATGTGACGACTTCGGCTGGCGTCGGCGCTTTGATCGGAGGTGGGGCCGGGGCGGCGGTGGATGTGGCCCAACCCAAACAGAATGTTCCACAAGAAACAATTGTCTCTGAAAAAACGCTTGGCCCTGAAGGATCTACCTACCTAAAAAACAAATTCCCGGTTCTCCTCGAAACCGTGAAAGACGCCAAGTTGCCCATTGCCGAAGAACAGGCCAACGAACTGATGATTAAGTCGGCCACGGCCGGAGAGGAAGCCTTGTTAAAGGGGGCCAGCCCGGAGGAAGCCAACCGGATCGCGCTGGAAGCCTTGAAGGAATCAGCCCAACCACTTCTGGAGGAGAGCCAGGCGCAGCAGCAGGAGATGGCGGCTACCCAGGAACGGCGGGTGGCGCGGCCTCCCATGGAAGAGATCCTTGAAAAGTTTGAGCCGGAAACAGAAGGCAAGGCTCCTTTAAATCCACAGCCGATAGAGGATGTTTCGGCTTCTCCTCTTTCTTCGTCAGGGAAGAGATGGACAGCAGACCCCGGATCAATGCCAGGTGAACCAGCTTTGTATTTAGATGGGAACGCCACCACAGCCAAAGCCGCCGTTATAGAAGAGCCTCAAGATGGAGGAGGTGTTTTGTACCGGCTACTGGATTCGAATGGAAAAAATATGGGGGCGTGGCCGACACAGGAAGAAGCAGCAAATGCAGCAGAGAAGGTTTTCCCTCCACAGGGAAATATCACGCCAGAAGTCCGCATGACCAAAGCCAAAGAAGCAGCCGAGAAGGTGCTGAAAACGAACAAGATCGACAATCGCGTGATGGTCCGAATCGTGGATCAGATCGCCGGGGATGAAACCGCCTTCACGGCTGGCCGTCCTCAAGCCAAGATGGAGGACTACAACATCCTGGGAGCCACCTATCCGGGGTCTGAGCGGGTCCAGAGCCTTATCGAGTTGGCCAACGGTGCCACGGAAGCCACAGGCCGCCACGAAGCATTCCACGCGGTCACAAACATCCTTCTCGATCAGGCCGAGCAGGACGTGATTACGAAGAAATACGGCGACATGGAAAAGGCCGCCGACGCCTTCGGTGCTTTCCGAACCGGAACCTCAACAAACGACAGTCTCATCGACCGGGCCTTTAAGAAACTTCAAGAATTCCTGGAGAAGTTTTCAAACTATTTGAAGGTCAATAAATTTACGACGGCTGACGAGTTGTTCAATTCTATCGAGGGCGGGAAATTCGCCGAGCGGGTCACGCGCCGGGGTGAGTTGGCCAAGCAGTACAGCGCGGAACCGGGTGCCAAATTCATCGGCTGGCAAGTCAGCTCGCGGCCTGATTTGACGATGCCACTCTACAACGTTCCCAATCCCAACGGCGGAACCGATACATTCAGCGCCGAAACTCTTAAACAACGTGGAATTCCTATTCCACCGACACCCACCATTGAAGAATGGAAGGCCAACCCGAAAGCACAATACTCCGCAGAAGCCAAATCCCTAGAAGACAAAGCCATCACCAAGTTCGGAGAGACAAAAAATTTCGAGGACGCAGGATTTGTCCTTTCTGACGGACGGATGGTGGATGTCTCGGTGGGAGGAGAGGGACGACTTGAACACCGAGACGTGGCGAACGAGATATATAAGAGAACCGGAACCATCGGAGACCCAACCGAAAAGCTCCACATGTTCATGAAAGAAACCGGCGCCGTCCGCATCGTGAACTATCCCGGCCATATCTCCATTGAAGCCCATGGACCCTTAAGCCGAGAGCAACTGCGGCAGATCGGGGAGCATTTTGAACTGACGCCCACGGACGATGCGACGTTCTCCGTTGTGGACGACATGGGGCGGGAAGTGCGGACGAAAGCGGTGGGGGGTCCGACGGCGGAAGATGTCGCTAGGTTTTTTAATGGGTCGTCGGCGCAGTACAGCGCGGAGCCGAAGAAACAAACGGAGACGAAAGCCTTTAAGGAATGGTTTGGGGAGTCGAAAGTCGTGGATGAGAAGGGAAAGCCGCTGGTTGTGTATCACGGCTCGGGGAAAAGCGGGATAACTGTTTTCGACGTGAAGAAAGCTGGAAGCATCCTGACAAGCGATTGGGGAGAAGGAATCTATTTTACGCCTTCAAAATGGATGGCGCGGGGGTATAGGGGAGGAGCGGTAAAAGCGCTTGATCCGACCGCAAGAAAGACCTGGGACGAGTTTAATCGAGCCGCAAAAGAAATGGGTACGGACGTGATGAGAATGTCGCTGGATCTTCAGGCGAACAAGATTAACGAGGAACAATACAAGACACTCCAGGAGTACGAAAACAAATGGCGGGCCGCGTTGAAAGCCGCAGAGGAATCGGGCGCGGGAGATGTTTATCCATCCTATGTGAAACTCGAAAACCCGCTTGATTATACCTACGAGGGGATCACTGATCCGTACCTAACGCAACGCGCTAAGGCGGAAAGACACGACGGGATAATCATCCGTAATGAAGACGGTCATATCGATGAAGTGGTGGCATTTAATCCAACTCAGATCAAATCCGCCACCAGCAACGTCGGTACCTTCGACCCGAACAACCCGGATATTCGGTATAGCGCGGAGCCAAAAGAACAACTCCGAAAAGATATCGATAAGGCCCTCATCCCTTCGCGTCGTCCAGATCCGAAGCTCTATACCGAACGCATGGCGTTACGCCGTTCACTTCAGCGCCAATCTCAAGTCGCAGCTCAGGCGGTCCGCGCAACGACGGCGGAATTGAATGCTCTCAAGAAACAAATCTCGGATGCCGTTAAAGATCAGCTCCCCGCAGAGCATCGCGGAACATTCCTGACCACAATTGCCAATGCGAAAACCAGCCGGGATCTTATTAATGCGATGACCAAGCTCGATGCGGAGGTCGAGAAATCCCAACGCAAGATGTTGGTTAATTCCATAAAGCGTGAAACGCAGCGTATTCAAGCCTCAAAAAACATCGCCATCGATTACAAGCAAAAGATTTCCGCCATCATGAATGACGTTCTTTTCCAGCGGCCGCGAGCCTCCACATTGGAGCGTCTGGCCGACCTCAGGAAATTCATGCAAGCCGAACTGGCAAAAGGAAAAAACGTGAAAGTTCCGTCTTATGTGGCGGAGCGGCTTCGCCTTCTTGTCGCAAAACCGCTGGCTGAATTTAAAACCACGGAGCTTGAAGATATCCAGAATGAACTGCGGACCTTGGCCGACTTCGGAAAAACCAAACTCCGGGTCCGGCAAGAGATCGATTTACTCAATAAGCAAAAAGACATTGCGGATCTGGCACACGCCACAACCCCTTATGAAAAACGAGCGTTGGCCCGCCCCATGCCCGGCGAAAATCTTCCTGTCTCCTCTTCCATCGGCAATGCTTTCAAATCCGCCATCAACCAAGCCATTCATGTGCAGGAAGCTATTACGCCGCCGGATGTGTTCTTCGACATGCTGGACGGCAACCAAAACTACACCGGCCCCAACACGCGGATCTTTAAGTCTCGCGTTGATTCCAGGTTCGGCGTGTACCTGGACGAACTAAGCAAGCTGAAAAAAGAGGCCACGGATAAAGCCAAGGGCCTCTCCGCAAAAAGCATGGAGCGGATCGGGGCTTATGCAACCTCGGTTCAAGAAGGCGGCATCGAAAAGCTCTACAACAATTACGGCATTCCGCCGAATCCGACTGATCCCAAACACATCGCTTTGAAAGCGGAACTGGACCGGAAGATCAAAGGCATTCAACTGACCGCGAAGGAAATGGAGTTTTACAAATACATGCGCTCCAGATTGGACGACCTGAGACCCCGCATCGCTGAGACCATGAAAAATGTTTACAACGCCGACTTGGGCGAAGTGAAAAACTACTTCCCCTTTGTCACGGATCATACGCTCATGTCCGAAGATTCCGTGCAGGACAGCATCTTAAGCCAAATGATCGGACTCAGCAAAACAACGCCCAAAGGATTCACCATTGAACGAACCGGGCGAGGCGAACAAAAGATTGTTTTGAACGCCTTTGATGTGTTCAACCGTCACATGGACGATGCGCTTTACCTCGTGAATACCGGAGAAACCATCAAGTACCTGGGCGAGCTGGCCAACAGCGACGACTATCGGAAGGTCGCGGGGAATGAGGGATCTATTTGGGTCCGCGAATGGATCGATACCCTCGCCAAGAAAGGCGGCGGATTGGGCGGCCAGCAAATCGCGCTTCTCGACAAACTCCGCGTGAATGTGGGCATGGCCACACTGGGATTCAAACTCTCATCAGCGCTGATTCAGATCACGCCGATTGGCGAAGGGGCCACGCTCATCGGTCCTTATGCCTTTAAAGGAGCGATGCGTTACGCCTCCTCAAAAGAATGGCGGGATTTTATTGAGAAAAACATGCCCGAGATAAGAGAGCGGGTCGGAGATGACCCGGCGTACCGGGAATTCATCAGCGAACATGGCATCCGTGCGAAAGTGGGAGAAGCCGGCTATTGGATGATTAAGAATTTGGATTCGATGGCAGCAAGCAGCGTCGCCGCCGGTGCTTACGAGAAATACTTGAATGACAGAAATATTCCCATCGATTTAAGTTCCCCGAATCAAGAGGCGCTGGCCTACGCCGAGCGAGTCGTCCGTCGAACCCAATCCAGCCCATTTTTCAAAGATGCGCCGCTGTCCCTTTCTCGTGGAAAGTTGACTGGATCGAGATCATTCGACCGGGCCTTATTCCAATTCCAGAACTTTGTCCTCACGAATTACAGCCTCTTGAGACATGAAGGATTCCGGGCTGGTATTGCCGAAGGGAACATTTCTCAGGGCGCGAGTATTTTTATGTGGTCGATGCTTATGGCCATGGCTGGAACCGGGCTCCGCATGGGCATGAAAGAACTGATCGATTTCATCACGGGACGGGAAGACAAAAAGCCTGTTCCTTTCTCAGACAAATTGTGGAAGGGAGCGGCCAAGGAAATGTTGGGAAAAATTCCGTTTGTTTCTCAGGCGATGAGCGTGATCGGCTACGGATCATTCCCGGTCCCGTCTCTCGATTGGATTGAAAAGGCGGGCGAGGGAATCAAGGCCGCAACGACGGGGAAGAAAGCGGCGACACGGAAAAAGGGCATCGCGCGGACCGCTTTTGCTTTGGCCCGACCTCTAGGCATTCCAGGAACGTTACAAACCGAAGAACTGTATCGGTCGCTTATCTCGTCAAAGAAGAAGGACCGATGAAAAAACTCCTCTTCCTCGCCTCCCTCCTCATCCCCGAACTCCTCTCGGCCGCTGGCCCGAAGTTCCGACACAAAGAGGCTGAGAAGCAGATGGAATTCGACAATTTGTATCAGGACATCCGCAGCGTTGCCATCGTCTCCAGCGCCACGCTGCCCAGCGGTTCTACTCAGTACATCCAAAATTCAGCCACGCTCCAATCAGGTGCCGTCTTCTATGTTTCAAGCGGCACCGTCGAAGGATCGGCGGCCGGAGACGGAGCCATCATTTCATACGTGAGAAACACAGGCACAGGCTATGCAACGAAATTGGTGACCAATTCCGCCGGAGGCGCCTATCTGCTCATCTCAGGATTGGGAACGGGAGCCTCGGGGAACAAGGGGGGGATACTCAACGCTGATACGTCTCTAGTAGAGGGAGGCGGCGGCCATACGATGTTCGTTACTGCGAGTGCTGGCCAGTTGGTTATTAATACGGAAACCGCTGTGCCGATCCTGCTTCGGACAAACAACACCATCGTGTCCTCTTTCACTGCTGCTGGAGAAATCCTCCAGCCACTTCAGCCGTCTTTTGAAGTGCGGTTAAGCTCATCGCCCCTCAATGTCACAGGCGATGGAGATAATTTCACAATAACGTTCAACACTGAAATTTATGACCGAGGCGGAGACTTTAATTCCGGAACCTACACGTTCACCGCACCAATCGCGGGGGTTTATCATTTCGATGTTCATGCCCATTATGGGGGTGCCTCCGCTGTTACGGACGGTGAAATAACTTTGGTGACAACGAGTAGAACTTACAAGGATCAATTCGTTAACACGACAGAACTTTTCGGATCGCTGAAACTATCGGAGAGCACGAGCATGGCTGCCAATGATACGGCGTTGGTTCGAATTGCGGTGAGTGGCGGGACTCAAGTTACAGACGTGCGAGAGTCTGATGCCGGCGGCATTTACACGTATTTTTCTGGTTATTTAGTTCATTGAGGTGAATATGAAAAAACTTCTTTTCCTTTCCATTCTTCTAACGGTTCCCGCCGAAGCCCGGCAGATCGTGCTGGATATCTCCGACCGTGACATTGCCATTGTTGAGAACTACGTGCTTGATGCGGAGCAATGGATTAAAGAAGCGTGGGCCGGGCAAGTCAACAAACGTAGCAGCCAAATGATTGACGAAGAGATTCGGAAGTCGATTGAAAATCAAGAGGCCATCCCTGCGGGGGAGGCGGCCATCATTGACAAGGCGCTTTCTCGACCGGACTACAAAAGCCGGCAGCAGCGGGAGGAGATCGCCAAATGATGGAGCTGTTGCGCGACACATTCACCGACACCGCCACGATTGGGGAGCTGTACTTTGACGGCGATTTGCTGTGCGACACGCTGGAGGACAGGGTTCGCGTTGGAGAAGACGGCACCATGCAGGAAGTCGAGAAGATTTTCGGACAGACCGCTATTCCGGTGGGGATGTATGAGGTGGTTCTTCTCCATTGGGACCGCTACGGCTGCAAAATGCCGACCCTTCTAAACGTGCCGTATTTCAGCGGCATATTTATACACCCCGGGAACACGGACAGGGACACACTCGGGTGTGTCTTGGTGGGTGACCGCCAAGCCAATACCCCGGATCGAGTCATTAATAGCCGGGTCACGTTTTTTGAAAAAGTGTTGCCCCGCATCCACGACTATCTCGATATGAAGCATCCGCTTTTCATCGATGTGAGGAACGCATGAGCGAGAAAGGCCCCACATTTGATCGGACCCTGATGAGGATCAAAGATTTCATCATTATCAGCACAGCCATCTTCGCCATGCTCCGCTGGACGTACCAGCAGAAAGAAGACATCACGCAGCGGATGAGAGGTTTTGAGGAACGGCTGACGATTGCCGAGCGCAACATTTCAACACTTGTACAAGTGAGAAAAAATGATGAGTAAAAAATGACAGCCGAGAAAGGACGTATCCATGCAACGAAAACGGGTATTGGTGGCCTTCGGAGACATACGTTCGTTCACCTCCTACACGCGACGGGCGATGAACTCGCCGGAAGAAAAAGAACGTGTGATTGATGCCGTCTATAACGAATTTGAAAAACTGGCCAAGCAAAATCCGACGTATTCCGTTAAGTATACCGGCGATGGATTCATGGCTTTGGTGGAGCTGGGCACGAATGGCACGAATCCACGGCACAAGGTCGTGATCGATTTCCTTCGGGCGGTCTATGTCGAATCAATCCTGATCGTTAATCTCCTGCAAACGATGGTTGGCAATGACCTTTTTTTTAGGGTGCGCTGCACCAATGGATTTGCCTTCAAGAAAATGATGTTCGAGCGCAACATGGGCGGGCGCCTGGGAAGGCGCCGTGTGCCTGAATATGTGGACTATCCGATCAGCCTGGCCGACCGTTTGCTGGAGGTCTATGCGGACCAACATTTGTGCGTGTTCCATTCGAGCGTCAAAAAGCTGTTGGGCGAGAAAATCGACGGCATGAAAATAACCCCCTTGCCTCCCCCCACCGTATGTCCTCTTGGAGTCGATCAAGAAGATATCGAAGAACTGTTTGCTTTCGAGTTTGATTTAGATCCGCTCCCGCGCAAAGCATGAATCTGCGCCAAATGATTGAAGAAAAGGGGCTGTTATTTTCGCTTAAGTGGAAGTTTAAAACGACGTTTTCAAAAAGGGAGGAGAAGGATGATATTCCGTACAAAAGTGAAAAACATGTTCAGCCCGGCCATGTGGATAAAGGGCTTTATGCTGACGAAGTTCGGGAAAAGGATCGCTCAATTCGGCGCGGCGGCGCTGGTGGGCCTCGTTACGACTCCGAAAATCGCTGATGGTCTGACGCACTATGGCATCACGTTCAAGATGGATAAAGACGTGCTGGCGGATGCCTTAGCCGTTCTCATCGTCGGCCTCCTTGGAGGGATTTTCAATACGGCAAAACACGGGCCATTGAAAGATGAGCCTGGCCAGAAATGAACGGAAAGGAGTGGGGATTGCCGGAACTATTGGTTGCAGCGGCGACACTCATGGGGCTGGGCTTATTGGGATTATGCGGCCTTTCTGTGGAGGCAATGGCCTGGGGGATGGTCATCATTAATAGCGTTTTCATCCTTTCTTGTGGTATAGCAAGATGCGGCAAAATAACGAATATTGTTGCTCCTCATTGATATTCGTCAAAAATGCGTCATCGATGACTCATCAATGACTCACCGGTGACTCACTGATGACGCATTGGTGAGTCATGTGCTAGGATGCGGCGCTACTTAAATTCAATGTACCGAGTTCGACGGTTCATGAAATGGAGACCTCCGGGGGGAACTCCGAATAAATACTCCGCCCAGAAATCAGACTACCGAGGGATCACCTACCATTCCAAAAAAGAACAGCAGTATGCGTTTGATTTGGACATGCGGAAGCGAGCGGGCGACATCAAAGATTGGGAACGCCAAGTCAAAATCTCACTCGACGTAAACGGACATCACATTGCGAATTATTTCATCGATTTCATCGTCACGCATAACGACGACACAAAGGAATATGTCGAAGTGAAAGGGTTTGAAACCGAAGTTTGGAAAATGAAGTGGCGGATTTTTGAGGCGCTGTACAGCGATCAGCCGGACGTGCGGTTGACGGTTGTGAAATGAAGCGGCCGACGTGCTTGTATCCCACCCTGGCGCGGGGGATTATTTCAGGCCCTATCAGATGCGAGAGTTTAGACGGGAGTGAAATCTGGCTTCCCCCAGCAAACGGAATCCTTCGCATCGAACCATTCAATAAAGATGGGAAGACCTACGCGGTGAGTCATATGCAAAAAGCATCATCGTCTGGTTATTTATTGATGTCGCCATTCATCTTCCATGCTTGGCATTTCTGGAAACATCAAGCAAAAGACAGCGCGGGTGGATGGCTACCGGGAACGGAGCAGGGGATCTATACCAGGAGCCCCGGTTGGCGATGGGACGTGGCTGGGACGAATGGGGAACATTGGATATTTAGCAAAGGGTTTTTAGGCGGACATTGGGATTAAATGGAAAGGCCAAGGAAAAACCCCGCTTTTGTCGGGAAGGTTTTTAAACACCTTACGATTATTGGGACGGCATCACGTTCTCCTAAAAGGAATGTAGTCAGGTGGCGTTGTTTATGCGATTGCGGGACGGAAGCCATAGTCGAGGAGCATTATCTTAATAGTGGAAATAATAGTTCGTGTGGATGCAAAAAAAGAAACGCTGATTCGAAAACAAAGCATGGACTTGCACACATGAAGGTTTATCACGTTTGGAAAAACATGATTGATCGCTGTTCTAATCCACGGCTGAAGTTTTATCCATATTATGGGGGACGGGGAATAAAAGTTTGTGAGCGATGGCAAGATATCAAGAATTTTTTCTTGGATATGGGGGAACCGAGAGATGGGAAGACATTGGACAGAATTAATCCGGATGGAGATTATTGTCCCGAAAATTGTCGATGGGCCACCAGGCGCGAGCAAGTACTGAACAGAAGGATTCAAAGCGGAACAAAAGCAGATGGAACTGTCATCGGTGTTTACGCGAGCGCGCCCAGCGGATGGATGGCTTGCTTAAAAAGAAATGGGAAAGTGTTTTTTAGAAAACGATTCAAAACTCGCAGTGCTGCTATTACGGCAAGAAGAGAAGCAGAGGTTAGTGTTGGGCGCAATCCTGCTTAGCCGAATTTTCAGGCCGGTTTAAAACGACAGCGGCCGGCCCGCGCCCAAGTACAAAAAAAGAAGCCCGAGGCGCCTGGGAACATGCTCGCACATGTTTGTTCAGGTTAGCCTCGGGCTTTGAATTTGTGAAGATTTCGCTTGCGTTCTAGGCTGGAAACTTTGTTACCATCCTACTTGCATCGTGTGACTTATGACGGACAATCACGCTGACATTGCAGAGCCCGAGGAGGCCAAGATGGCAACAGAGAAGCCAAAAGAAGCAACCCCCGAACAAAAACCACCGCAACAAACCAACCAATCCATGCAGTCGAGACTTGAACCAACGCTTGCCGGAATGCTGGCCCGCGTCGATGTCAAAAAGCGTTTCGAAGAACTCTTAAAAGACAAAGCCCCTGGATTCATTTCCTCGATCCTCTCCGTGGTGAACGCCAACCCCATGCTTCGGACCGCCGATCCCAAGTCGATTATCTCGGCGGCCTCCATTGCTGCGTCGATGGATCTGCCGATCAATTCGAATCTAGGGTTTGCTCACATCGTTCCTTACAGGGATCACGGCGGACAAGCAATAGCGCAATTTCAAATGGGGTGGAAGGGGTTTGTGCAGCTCGCCATTCGCACGGGACTCTACAAAACCATCAATGCCACGGAAATATACGAAGGCGAGTTGGTGAGCTATGACCGGCTTTCCGGTGACACCACAATTGACGAAACGCAGCGTAAATCCGACAAGATTGTAGGATACATCGCCTATATCAAGCTCATGCCCGGCTTCGAGAAGACGCTGTATATGACCGTGGATCAGGTCCGGCGCCACGCGCAGAAGTATTCGAAGTCCTACAGCAAGCCTGGGACGCCCTGGCAGGTGAATTTTGACGCCATGGCGCTCAAGACCGTCGTCAAGCTCCTCCTCTCCAAATGGGGCGTCCTCTCAGTCGAGATGCAAAAGGCCCTCCAGGTGGATCAAGGCGTGGCCGTGGTGGACGCTGGCGGCGAGAAGCTGGCTTTCATGGACAACCCCGATGAGAACGCCATTGAGGCCGAAGCCGTGGCGGAGGCCATCCCGCAACCCATCCAATCCCCCGCCACAGCCCACGTCAAAGCCGAGGAGCTATTTGGTGCGAAAGAATGAGTTGGGAAGTCGAAGATAGCCTTTCCGAAACCAAAGAATCCAAGATCCCCATCCACGGGGCGAAGCCGCATATCAGCCCGAGCGCGATCAACCTCTATACGAAGTGTGGCGAAGCCTACCGGCGGCGCTACATCAATAGAGAAGTGATCCCGCCGGGGATCTCGCTACTGAAAGGGACATCGATTCATCGTGGCGCGGAACACAACTTCAAGCAGAAGATCAAAACGAGGGAGGATCTTAAAAAATCCGACATCATTGACTTCTCTATCGCCACATTCGACGAAGAGATGGAACGGGGCGGGATCATCTTGAGTCCTGAAGAGGAAAGCATCGGCAAGGACAAGGTTGTGGGCGAGGCCAAGGATTCAACCGCACGGCTGGCCACGGTCCTTGCCGATGAAGTGATGCCGAACTATCAGCCCGCCTCTGTGGAAGAAAAGGTCCGCATCGATATCCCGAATGCCACGCATGATCTTCTCTCCATCGCGGATATGGTGGATGAGAAAGACAACATCGTTGAACTGAAAACAGGGAAACGATGGACACAAAGCATGGCGGACGTGAATACACAGATTACATTCCAGGCCGCGACCTTCAAGGCCCTCCATAAAAAAGATCCCGCAGGGATTGTTGTCGAAAACATTGTGGACAACAAAACGGCGCTGAGAAATCCTGTCGTCACGCAGAGAGGTGTAGATGATTTTAGCGCAATGATTAATCGGATCAATGCGGTGTTGGATGGGATTAATAAAGGAGTCTTTACGCCAGCGAATGACGGAGCATGGTGGTGTCATCGTTCCTGGTGCGGGTACCATTCCTCGTGTCCATTCGTACGACGGAAATAAGGAGAAAATATCCATGAACATCAACACCCTAGAAGACATCCGCCTGGCCATCCTAGAGAAACGAGAACGCGGCGAATCTCTCACTTCGATTGAGATCGCCACACTCATGATGTTGAACCGTCGGAAGGCAATTGAGAAACAGCGCCATGACGACTACCGACTCAAGGTGCAGAGATATATGGAATGGAAAGCTCGCCACAAGGAGTCTCAATGATCGAACGAATCACAGTCTACTATGACGGCGTTGTTGGCCCCACCAATCAGGGGCCAAACGCCGCCATCGGGTTTGTCGTGCTGTTTAACGACGACGTGTATGGCCAGGGCAGTGGATTTGAGGAGAAGAACGGGAACATCACGGATGTGGTGGCGGAGTATCAGGCCCTCATCCATGCCCTTCAATATGTCCTCCACAAAAACCGCCAGAAAGGCCATGTTCGTTTCTATGGGGATTCCCCCATGATCGTGAACCACATGAACGGCGTGTGGGATGTGGCGCCAGAATACGCGCTGTGGTACTCCCAGGCGAAGAATTTGGCCAGGAAATTTGAGGACATCGGATTTAGTTTGGTGCCACGCGATCAGACCAAGGCCGCACGGGATCTCGCTGAGACGGAGTTCGTCAATCGCGGCGTGGAGTATGCGGATCTGCATTACGCCAAGCTCAAGAAGGCGGCGAAGAGTTAAGCGACATGGATGATTTAAAGAAGGCGATGGGATGGGTCAAGGTGAGAACCACGTTGATCGATCATCGAAAAATTCGCTATCTCATTGCAGACGTTAAAAAAATACAACCCGATTTCGACGTGAAGGATGCCTGGGGTTCTCTTGTTCTTTTGTGGGTTCGGTGCGCCCATCAATATCCTGATGGAGAAATCACGGGGCGATTTGCTGAAGAAGAAATCGCGCAACTCTGTGGCTGGACAGAAGATCCACAAAAGTGGGTTAAGGCTCTTTGCGATACGGGATGGTTGGAAAAAATAGAAAAAGGTTACGCTATCCACCAATGGGAAGAACACACCGAGGATTGGTGGCACTATCTTTCCAAGGATGCCGAGACAAAAGAAAGAAAGCGTAAGAACTCAAAAAACTACCGGCATCGCCTTCGGCAAGATGCTGAAGAGGGTCGAATTTTGAAGGAACAAAAGGGTCCGGAATACGATTCCGAACCGTTAAGAAAGCCCCCCCATAAGCCTTTCGTCACCGGTGCGTCACCGGTCAATAGTGGTCACGTCACCGGTGCGTCATCGGAAATAAGTGGTGACTCACCGGTCACGTCACCGGGTAAAATCGAGGAGTTCCCCCCCATTGTTTCAGACCAAAAAAACACCGAAAACGAGGAATTACAATCAACATCAATCATATTCCCCGTCACCGGTGCGTCACCAGTCAATAACGGTGACGTGACCGGTGTATCACCGGCCCGTGACCGGGGCGTACCGCTAGGGAGGGAGGGAGTAGAGGGAGTAAAGAAAGAAAAAGACGGCGTGGGAGATTGTGCCGATCCAGAAATCGGATCGTCACCGACCCCAACCCTTATTAAATTTTTCCTGGACGCCCAAAAGGACAAGTTGGGAGAGATCCCTAAAGGGTTCAAACCAGCCATGATGGGCAAAACCATCAAGGGGCTATTGGCCGAGGTGGGGGAGACTGAGGTTCGGCGCCGGATGCAGAACTGGTTTGATTCAACCTGGCCCTGGGTGCGAGAGGAAGCCCGTTTTCGCTGGTTCGCGTTCATGACCAAGTGGGAGGAGTTGGAAAGCGGCCCGCTAAAGCCGTTCGAAAAAACAGGAGGCAAAACATATGGGCGATTCGACAGACCAAAAGACATCCCGACGCGAGATGATTTCTCCTAACGGGTCACCGGAAGATCCCTACCGCGAGGAGTTACGCATCCGCGAAGCCGAGAACCGTCGGCAATCCGGCATCTTGCGGATGGGCGGTCCTGAGCCTTTTGAAAAATACACGTTTGAGAATTTCAACCCGGATCTGAACAACACCCACCGATACCTGGAGGCGGTGAAAGGGTTTAACACCAAGACGGGGAATTTGTTTCTTCTCGGGCCTTTCGGTACCGGGAAAACCCACCTGGCTACCGCTAAGGCGCATCAGATTTTTGACATGAAGGGGAATGTGCGTGTCTTCACAAAGAAAACGTTCTTCGAGTTCGTCCGAAAAGATTCAAGCTGGCTTGAACAGATTCGCGAACTTGATCTTTGGGTGTTGGACGACATAGAAGACCATCCGAATTATGAGCGCGTGGTGACGGCGATCAAGCTTGCTATCGACGAGCGGACCAATTGGAAAAAACATGGGATAATTTTTGTCTCGAACAAAGAGATCAAGGACATCGGGAAGATCCTGGACGGGAAAATCCAGGACCGGCTCGATGGCTTCTTTAAAAACTTGGTGATCCCGCCGGACACCCCATCAGCCAGAGGACTCCTTAAAAATGCATCGAAAACTCGCGGCTAAAATTAGGCGTTTTTCCCCCTTGACATGGAAAGTTTGTGGGTTTAAACTCCCCACAGATACCAAAACTGTTTCTCCAGAGGCCCAGGCCACAAAGGAGGCAATCATGTTCTTCGAAAGTAAAGCCCACCAAGTCTTAAAACTCTCGCTCGATACCGCCCACCGTCTTACCGCCGTTTCCGAAAGAATCACAGCCATCGTTCACAATGATGATTCCGATCTGAACAAACTTTCCGACATCTACGCCGCGCTGAACGAAGTCGCCCAGGACGTTCGTAAAACTCAGGCCCACGTTGGAGCTGAACAAGCGTTCGCTGTTGTGGGATGGAAAGGCAATCGGGTGCGGCCATGAAAATTCAACTGCCAGGAGACCGCAACGGGAAACTTGGACAACTCGTTGTTGAACAAACGGTTGAATGCCTTAATGGTTTGTTGACGATTCCAACAAATGAGCGGGCGGTGGTTGTCGAGCAGTTATATTACGCGCACATTGCTAAGGCGATCCTTACCGTGTTATCGGTAGCACGGGACGAATGGCATAAAGAAAGTCGAGAAGAGTTGACGCAGACCATGGCATTAATCAGTCAGGCGTTTGAAAGCGGAAAAGCCCAAGCCGAAGGTATTCCCTGCGACTCCTGCGAACTCCCCAACGGACATGCGGAGCCGCATAATTTGGGGGCGCAATCGTGAAAAACTTTCTTCTCCTCCTCGCCCTCACGCTCCCCGCCTGTAACTCCAGACTTCTCCATCCGCATAATTCACCGGACAGCCCTGATGCCATCGTTGCCGATCATGTTGCCGGAACCATCACAACAGAATTTCAAACCATCGACATCCGAACGATGGACACCACGCAGCCATTTACCGTCAAGATCAACGGACAGCTTCTCAACAAATACGAGTACAAATTCTTAAACGACAACCGGGCTATCGTGTGGATTCGCCGGAAAGCCGAGATCGATGGGCAAGGCGTGATTCATTTCCATGCAGCGTCGGCGGCGCTGCCCGGAGATTCTTATCTTATTGAGACGGTGTTGCCGTGATTAGCGTGGGGTTTAATCACGACGAGTACATTTTCAAAGATCAGAAGGCCCTGGAGCTGTTTATGGGCGAGAGGGGCTATCACAAAGACGATCTCAACTGGTACGAGGAAAATGCCAAGTGTACGCAGCCCTGGGGATTGCCGTGTAGCCGGCTCGACCTGGAAGGCGGAGAAGAACCTTGCGATCTTTGTAAGGCAACGTCGGAGGTGCTGCCGTGATCGCTAAAGTGGACGGAAGATATTTCGTCGTGGAAATAGTGGACGAAGGAATGGCGGAAGTTAAACTAGGGAAAGAATTATTCCCGAAAAACCCCGAGATGGCTGACAAGCATTGCCTTCTTTCTTTGTTCAAAACCGAGGATGGTAAAGATCATCCGTTCCCACGATATTTAGATCCTATTTTTGCTCAATGGGGACTTTATCGCCCAGCGAATATGCCACCGTTTGGGAGCAAGGAGTACGAGGAACTAAAGGCAAAGGTGCTGCCATGATAAGGATTGATCTCACAAAAGAGGAAATTGAATTAATCATCAACGCAATTGGTTGGGCCGACGGCGAAGGGGCCTATGCTGACGGGTCCGAAGTAACTGTAGTGATGACAACACTGCTTGCCAAATTGCAAGTGGCGGTGCGTCCATGAAAACCCCTCCCTTCGACAACCCCCTCCTAAACGAAATCGCCAAAGTCCCGGCGATCTGGAACCACAAGCATTACGTCGACGAATGCGAAGGCTACTACGACATCGAATTTATCGACTATTGCGATACGTGCCGGGAAGGATTCGAGCAAGCGTTAGAGAAAAAAGGACTCTGCCACAAGCACCCATTCGCCTACTACGAGCCAGCGACCAAAGAGCGGCCCGCGTACTGCGAGGATTGCGATGAAACAAAGCAAAGATAAATTAACCGGGAGGAAAAGGTCAATGACGCCCAGTCATTTTTGGGAGGAGGTTGACAGGCTCGGTGCGCTCACATTTGGGAGAAAATGCCGCGTGCTTCGTGTCTTAGACGATGGGAACTGGTCCCACTGGCTTTATTCTGCCCATGATTTTGCGGCGAACGCACAGTTAACGGCAGAGACGCATGGAATTTGTCTTACGAAGCGTGAAGACAAAGAGCTTAGCGGTGTGATTACTCGGCTGTGGCGACTCGGCAACAGAATAGAGAAGAGGAAAAAACCATGAAAAAGATCATGCGCCTATTCAGAATGTTCAGGGCTGCTGGCACCGTCGATGTCACGCAGCGTACTGTCGAGCGAGAGTTGATGGATGTCGGCTATGAGTTTGAGCGATCCCGCCGTAACGGTGAATCATTGTCGCGGGAGATTCGGGACCGCTATTTTAAAGCGCTCAAGTGGGCCAAGTCAGCGCGGTTCGGTTGGCCGTCGGTGAATTACTACTTAAGAGAAGGCGTGGATCAATTCCGCGCCGAGCATCGGTAAAGGAGAATCCCCATGTTTAGCTTCCGCATCGCATTCCTCGATCTTCTGGGACAAGTGATCGACAGGGCGAAAAAAAAGATCACGCGGCAGATCATGATTGCCAACGCCGCCCGCGTGACCTCCGGCCCCACGATCTCTGAAAACGACTCCAAGCTTTTCTGTATCAACAATCTGCATATGGTGGACATCCAGGACTTGCACCGGGAGCTTGAGTTTTTGGCCAGCATCGAACACAACAGCCACATCGTCGAGACGCTGAAAGGGTTTACCGAGAAACTGATTTGGACCGACCACGAGAAGCGCGGGGCGGAGATGCAGCAATGGAAATAGAGATATTGCGGAGAATCCATGTGACTTTGCTGTTTATCCTGGGGGAGTTAATTCTGTTAACCCTTATGGTTTGGATAAGAGGGATAGGAGGGAAATCCCTATGACATGGGATGAACGTAAAGGCAGATGCGTCTACAAAGAGGAAGTAATCGAATTAATGAAACGTTTGAACGCGGAGGGCATACTGCTTGTCGTTATTCGCGGTAATCGCAATATCGATACTTTCGAAATTTCCAGCGCTGTGGAAACAAAGCATGTGGCCGATGTCGGAGAAGTGCTGATCAAGACAGGTGTTGGCTATATCGAAAATTTAAAACCGTACATCGATGGGAGAGTTGAAATATGAGTGAAGACTTTAAGATCCCCGTATTCCGAATCGAGCTTGTCCTGGATTCTTACCTGTTAAGCCCCTATCGGCAAATCTTAAATGCCGAGATGGCCGCTGAGGTCTTGCGCCTTCGGTTGGCGCGACTGGACCGCGAAACCATGATGGTTTTGATCTTGGATCACCACAGAAACCTAACCGGGTGTAGTCCCGTTTCCATGGGGACCATCAAACAGACGTTCTCGGAACCGCCGGACGTGTACAAGGCGGCCTTAAAAAACAACGCGGCCGCCATTATCATCGGCCACAACCATCCGACGGGAAACGTCATCCCCAGCAAGCGCGATCAGAAGATGGTTCAAGCGATTCATCAGGCCGGAGAGATCATGGGAATCGAGCTATTAGACTCAATCATCGTCGGAAACGGGACAGCCGCTTTCTCCAGCGCTCACCGGGAAAACTATCTCATCAAAAAGCCGACGGGAGGAAAAGAAGACTATGGTCAAACGAATCTTCGGCACACAGAAGAAAGTCCAGAAGTTTGTGAAGCTGAACCCCGAAGCGTTGGAGCTTGAGCGGACGCTTCTTTGCTCGTGTGGAGACGAACTCTTTGAGAAACAGCGGGCGGACCACGAGGCCGAGGGGCATGTGGTGATTGAGAATGATTTCGTGGAGGTTTGCCCCGAAGAGTTTCCGCTGGAGGAGGAAGAAGCATGAGCCGTGAGGAGCCGCGCCGTGACCGATGAGCAAGCGATTGCTCGATGGCAATTTAGGCATGATTTTCTGGAAGCTCTTATCGTGACGGTATTTGTTTGTGAGGGAAAATTCGCGGATAGGGAAATGGCCCGAAACTGGATTCGGGGGCAATGCGAACAGGCCATGAAGGACGCTGGATTTAAATATCCATTGGCGGAGACCGACGAATGAAAAAGGTGACGCCGGATCAATGGGGTTGGATTATTTTCACCTTCGCGTTGGTGTCGATGTACGTGACGTTTTACGTCGCACGGACAGGGTGATTTTCCTGGCGCAGCGTTTACTTTGGTAGGTGGGCGCTGTTGCCGGGACTTTTTTGGGCCGGAGTTTAAAGAGGTTTAATCCTGTGGGGGGTTTGATTTCTACGCCCGGCCCTGATTTTAGCAGAGCGAGGGGAATATGCCTGATAAACATAAACACACGCTGCCCGTTGCGAGTCTGAATAAAGAGAAACGTGGCGTCGCAGAATATTGGTTTTATTACAAAGATCGATTGACCTGTGATGTTCGCCAGGGCGAGATTCCGATGTGGGAAGAAATCGTTCACGGTCTCAATTCGCGCACCATGTTGTTGGAGGCGGCGAAAGAAATGCTGGACGTGCTTATGCGTCGTCCAAATGGCCCGTTGTGGCCGAACGCAGAGGATCTAAATCGAAATGTTATTCGCTGGAAACAGCGGATTGACGCAGCCGAGTCAAAAGGAAGTTCTTGAGGAGGAGTGCCATGGCCTGGAAATATAGTCAATCGACGGGACGGCTGACGTACAATGGAAAACTTGTGGCGACTGGTTATTCGGGTTCTTATGGGTACGTCAACCGGCCTGAGTGCGAGATGTATAAAGATCGCGGGGCTATTCCGTCCGGGACTTACCGGATAGGGGCGGGGTTTAAACGCGGAAGACAAAACGATGTGATGAGGCTGGAGCCAACCATGAACGTATGTGGTCGAAACGGTTTTTTGATTCATGGCGATATCGCTCGGGCTGATCACAAAGCATCGGAAGGATGCGTTATATTCGGCCCAGCGATTCGTCACCGGATTTCGACGAGCGGTGATAGAACATTCCAGGTGATACCATGAAAAGACGAAATGTATTCGTGTTTGCATTGAGTTTGTTTGCATCGGGATGCTGTTGTAATCCAGTAACACCGGGGAGAATCCGGCGTGAAATAAAGGCGACTGGCGCGACTGCAACGGTTAACAGACTATGGGCGCGTGTCGGCAGATCCGATTGGGATTTAGTGATCGAACAAATAGCGATGGGGAAGCCGGAATGGTTAGCGCTGGTGCCTGAGATCAAGCCAGGAACCGACGCCGGAGCGACGGAAGATTTGATCCTCGCCTTATCAGAGGCGCTTCCAAAAAATACGAGTGGTGTTTTGAAACTGATCGGCACAGATCCAATCCTTTCTTACGATCAAATTTGCAAATCGCCTGTCATGGAAGGTGGCACGATGGACGAGGTTCGGGAATATCTCGCCTCAGCCCAGGCGGCACTTGAAAATTTAAAAGATCCCTCCGTCGAGGACCGGCGGATGAAGTGCCTCGCTGAAATAAAAAAGGGAATGCGGCGGGTGAAATGAATGCATAGACCTCTATATTATCGAAGAAACGGAACACCGTACGAAGGGCCGAATGTCATATTCAAATGGGGCAAAGATTTTAAAAACCCCAAATATCAGATCGTGAAACAATCAAAACTTGAGAATGGGTTATTTGTCTCTACAGTGTGGTTGGGAATTGACCACAGTTTCACGGAAATTGGTCCACCAATTATTTTTGAAACGATGATATTTGGAAAGGATGTCTTAGATTGCATGAGATATTCAACAGAAGAACAAGCTTTAAAAGGTCATGAACAACTCTGTAGAAAGTGGGCTAGCTAAACTTTAGGTGGGCGGCCCCTCTCGTTCATCGCTGCCAATTTACCGTGCCACGACTTAAAAGTGGGGCCTGGTATAACTGATGGGTGCACCCCGAGAGCCAGTGACTCAGGCCACGGAAATTCTTTTAGGCAATGTGTAGGCAATCGTCATGTTAATTAACATGTCAGTTAGCAAGTAGCGTTTTCGCCGTGCGATCAACCCCTCACGCTCAAGGTCTAACCGATCCGGCGGGTCGAGCCTGTGCACAAGTGTTGGGGGACCGGACCACGGTTGATTTTGGGGGAGGAGAAAAATGAAATTCAAAAGAATAAGCAGGGCAAATATCCCGGATCAATGGCCCCTGTTTCACACGATCACGATGTGGTTGTGGCTTGACCGGCTGCATGTGTCTGCTTGGGTGTGGGGTGTTTTTTGGTCGAACGTTGTTCTTCTGTGGATCGCCTCTGCAATTCTTATTTTCAAGTTCGAGTATGTTGACGTGCTGGAGGAGAAGTCATGAGCGAGGAGAAATCATCTTGGTTTAAACGTTTTTCATGTTGGATGGGTTGGCATTCCTGGTTTGGATACGAGGATGCCCATCACGATCCGAACGACCCGTTGCAATTTCTTGTTTTCGCTAAATGCCCTTGGTGCAAGTTTGAAGGGCAAATTGATTCTCAGGGGAACTTATTCTGATGACCGCCAAGACCGATGACGGGGGGCCTGAATATACAACCAACAATTTGGAAGCGAACCTTATGCTTATGCGGGCTCTAAACGAAATCCAATGGTGGGATCAGATGAAAGAATTGGCGCCATTGGTTGTGAAGGAACTGATTCGGATGGGAGTTAAATTCCCACCTGCGAACGCCATGCTTGCCGAAGGAAAGAAGAAATGAATACCGAAGAGCTAAAAATGTTGGGAGAAATTTTACGCCGCTGGCATGTACAGCCTTATGACGGTCTGACACTTCAGCAAGCATCGTTTGACATCGGATATCTTGCCGGATTAATCATGAAGCTGGAGGGCACCTTAGCCGAAGGCAAGAGGCGGACGGAGGGGAAAGAGTGAGCGAATTTTTCTGTACTGAACATCAAAGTGGCATATCCGGCGGCTGTCGATTTTGTTTTGAGAAACTCGAATCCTTCGCTCGGGAGGCGGTGGAAAGGGCCAAGAGAATTGTAGCGCTTGCGGATAGTTTTGGTGACATCCCAATGCCACAGTCGACATTTCTTTGCGCTATTGAAGCGAAGCAAATTCTTTCCAAATCCGCCGAGATCTTGGGAGACCCCAAATGAACGGCCACGAACAACTACAACTGCTGAAGTTTGAGAATGAGAGGCTGAAGGGGCTTTATCGGGAGGCGGTGGAAGCAATGAAAAGGATTACGAAAGATCATCCTCTGGCAGAAGTAGATGATCCCTACTGCCCAGGTTGTCATGCATTAAAATTAATCGCCAAATCCGCCGAGGTGCTGGGGGACAAAGAAGGGGCGGGGAAGTGACGAACGCACAAGCTGAACAAATAATCTCTCTGCTGACTTCAATCTTGAGCAAACGACGATGACTGACGGCAGTCTCTCAAAACAAAAAGCGACAGTCACCATTGGATATGAAATACGGGATCGATTAGAGGGAAAGATGACTGACCACCAGTTCGTGACGAAGGAAGAGATTGAACAAGCGTTCGGATATTCTCCTGAAGCTTGCAGGGAAGTTAAGATGTTGGCCGAGCGTCTGCTTAAGGAGCGCGATGCGTATCGTGATGTGGCGTTTCTTTTTTTTGATGTCGGCGAATTGGGGTCTATCGAAGCGCAGACCATAAGAGAAACCATCGACGCCGAAGCCCGGCGGATGCTTGAGGAGAAGAAATGACCCATTGTAAAGACTGCGGCAAGGTTGTCGTGATAGTTCCAAGTCTCAGCAGCAATGTGTCCGTCACGCTCGAATTATGCAAATTCGCCTATCGGCTTGTGCGTGAGACCGCAGAACCAAAGACCATCGAATTCGCCACGGTCATCAACAACGAAGATATTTATATTTCGCACTTTCTTACTTGCAGGAAAGCAAAAAAGGAAATTGAGTGACAATTGACGAATGGGCCAAAGAGATCGGCGGCCGCTTCGCCCATATTCTTGAGTTGACGCTGGAAAACGGCGAACTCTTCGCGCTCGTCCGCACCAACCACAATTGGGACGGCATCACCTACAAGGTACCGGCGGACGTGCAGTTTGAGCCGAATAGAGTCAAAGGATGGGAGAAGAAATTGGTGGAGCCAGCACCGCCAAGCGATGAGGCATTGCCGTTCTGATGTCTCTCTGTAAAGGCTGCGGCCGTGAAATCCTCTACGCCAAGAGCTACCAGACGGGCAGCACAATCCCTCTTGAGGAATGCAAGCATGTCTACCGCGAACTTGAGCCGGATCTGCTTGGCTTAGAAGGCGGGCTGATGGTTGAGCAGATCAAAGACGAACGGTTGTGGATCTCTCATTTTCTGGTTTGTCCAAAGGCCGACGAATTTAAAAAAGACAAAAATCCGTCGGAAATGCCAAAATGAGACCGCCAATTAAGGCAAGGGGGTTGACGATCTGGCTCACTCGCATGAGCTAAGACTACGGTACATTAACGTTCTAGGATATTGGTCCAAACGAGACGACGAGAAAGTCGACGACGCCAAGTGGTATGAGGGCGATGTCGCCGTCTGTGAATGCGGCCTTAAATTCTTTTTTCCAAAAAACGGAGCAACCGCCGTTGAGGTTGATGTTGCTCCGCCCGAAGAACTCTCAAAAATCTGGCCACCCAAATCATGTCGGGTGGCCGTATGTGTTTAACCAATAACGGCGAGAGGTCTGAGTTGAAAACAATAGAAAACAAAATCGTTTGCCAACGCTGTGGCCCCAATCAAGCGGTGATCAGAGACGTGGCGGGGCGCATCATGATCGAGTGTTCGCGCTGCCAAATATCGGTCATTGAACAAACCATCAACCAAGCCGTCGAATCCTGGGACGCCCTCCTCTTCGAAAAATTCTAAAAACTCCTTCCCCTTAAAACCCACGAGAGGTAGGCTGGAAGCTTCGCGTTGTCGTGTAGGGGGTCTCCATGCATTACCCTGATAGGAGTCCATTCCTCACGGCAAGCCTTGATGCGGTGTTGGCCTATGTCTTGATGTTTCAGCGGTTACGAGAAAAAACCGAAAAAAAGGTTTTTGCGAAAGATGACCCTGCCATTGAGTGCATAACGATCCCCCAAGAGTTAACAGGTGCCGAGTACAGTCATTTCCATGCTGACCCCCTCATCGCTTGCGAAGAGGAACGAAAAGAAGAGTATAGGGCGTAGTACATGTTGTTGGAGTCTAGGGGAGTAGTTACTTTATGTTCTAGAGTAACTATTCCCCTTTTCTTAAGTAGTAACTAAAGATTGCGGATAGACGGACAACTATCCAAGCCGCCTCTTGAGACATAAACCATCTTGGGAGGCGGCGAATTTTTAAAATTACCTTGACCTTGCGTATCACTTGCTGTAAAACCCTCATGACTTAACGCGATACTTTGTGCGAGCAGGGTGTCCATTCGGGGCGCGATAGCGCTTTCATGGAACCAAGCCTATGACACAAAGCTTCGCTCATCCTCAGTTTTGCACTTTAAGCCTCGACGCGCCCAATCCCGCGCCGGGGCTTTTTGTTGTCCGAATAACCTCGAAATTCAACGACTCAATCAACGGTCATGCCTAGGAAACTTTTTGAGAAAGGGAACAAGATGGCAACGGGCGGCGCGAGACCGAATGCTGGACGCCGCGCAGATGAGTTTCGCATCTGGTTAAGAAAAGCCGCGCATAATCCGACGGCGCGTAGACGTTACATCAAGATCCTAAACGACACGGACGACGCGGACGAGAAGATTACCGATCAAGGCGTCTGTGTTCCTACCAGAACCAAAGCCGACACGTATCTCAAAGCGATTGAACTAGCATGGAATTATCTCGAAGGCCGGCCGGCGCAGCATATCCACCAAACCGGCCTTCCCGGCATCAACATCCTGCAACTCATCCGCGAAGCCGAAGAGGACCGAGGACTTCCCTCGTCGTTCGATGATTAACACTGACGCTATCGGACTCGACAACGACGTGGCGGGGCTTGCCGTCCTGGGGTTTTTCTTGTTGGCCGTCGTATGGTCGGCGCTTGTGCTGCATGACCGGCGGAAGCGATGAGCCTGACCATCGAACAAGCCATCGAACGCTGCAAAGATCCGATGTTTTTCATCGAGCGGTTTTTCTACATCGTGGACAAGCAGCGGAAGCGCGTTCCGTTCAAGTTCAACCCGCCTCAGAAGAAATACTTCTCTAGCCGTTCGTTCAACGATCTCATCCTGAAAGCCCGTAAAGAAGGCTTCTCTTCGCTGATCGAAGCGATCTGGCTTCACGCCTGTATGTTCTTCCCCAACATTCGAGCCGTGACGCTGTCGCACGAAATGGAGTCAACTAAGCGCCACTTCGACCGCGTTCGTTACTACCTGGAGAACATGGGTACCGCCTCTCGACCATTCGTGATCGAACTGGACGAAGACACGCAGAAGCAAATCAAATTCCCTGAAACCAAAAGCTCCTACTGGATCGGGACCGCCGGGGCCAAAGCCTTCGGTCGCGGCGACGACATCACACATTTACACCTCTCCGAAGTTGCCCATTACGAGAACCAGGATGTCCTGACTTCCGCGTTAGAAGCCTGTGTGCCGGGGGCGTGGAAGGTCATGGAAACGACAGCCAATGGCGTCGGAGAGGCTTTTCATGAGATGTGGCAAGCGGCCAAAGATCCAGCTTCGGGCAGCCCATGGAAAACCCATTTCTTCGCTTGGTTTGACGATCCGACAAACCAAAACGAATTGCCCCAGCAGCTTAATTTCAAGGTATTCGAGATCGAACGCAAGATGAAAGAGACGCACAACCTAAGCCGGGAACAGGTGTTCTGGTACCGCTTAAAGAAAGCGGAGATGCCGGACAAGGCCATGATGCCCCAGGAGTACCCTTGCACGGATCAAGAGGCGTTCCTGACTTCCGGCCGCCACGTTTTCAATCTCGAACAACTGGCCAAGTTCAAAGCGCGGACCAACACCAAGCCGCCGATTCGCGTGGGCGAGCTAATGGACGACCATGCGGAGATAACCTTCCGGGACAGCGAGGAAGGGCCTATGCGCGTTTGGGTCATGCCAAGACTCAACCGGAGCTATTTAATCGCGGCAGACGTAGCCCAGGGCGTCCAGGGAGGCAATTATTCAGTGGCTCACGTCCTGGACAGGAACAGTTGGGAGCAGGTCGCGACCATTCGGATGAGAGCCAACCCCGGAGCGTGGGGGAGAACGCTGGTTACGGCGGCGAATTTCTACAACAAGGCTGTGGTCATCCCTGAAAACAATTCCATCGGCCAAGGCACGATTGAGGCCATCAACGACATGCAGTATCCGCACCTTCTCAAGGCCCAGGAGTTGTGGCCCAATTCTCAGACACCACAAGACGGCTTTCCCACAACCGAGAAATGGCGCGGCGTTTCCATCACAGCGCTTAGGAATGCCGTAGATGACGAAACGATCTGTATTAACGATCTGGTGACTATCCAAGAGATGGAGACTTTTATCCAGAACGAAGATACGGGCAAGTTCGAGGCGCAGAAAGGCTGTCAGGACGACTGCGTTCTCAGCATGGCGATTGGCACGTACTGCCTTCGCTTCCTCACGGTGGACGAAACCTATGGGAAGCACTCTTATCAGAAAAAGAAAGCGCTTCAGTTTGAGGTAAGTCTGGCGGGCGAGGGGAATGAGCGGCGTCGGTCGGCTACGGGATACCGATGAAATACGCCCATGTAAGACAAGTGGCGACGTTCACATTGACTGGAACAAAAGGGCATGAAGAACAGATCAAGGATCAGTTGTTGGCTGGGCGTTTCGGCTACACGGAGACCATGCCGGAATTAATCCAGCGATGGGCGGCGACGGGGTATCGATGAAACACTATGTAATCGCCAATATCGATATTGAGGGATCGATGCTCCGGTTGAATTTATTTGGCTGGAGAGTTTTTCTGATTTGGGGGAAAGATTTAAAGGTGAACGAGAATGCCTAGCTTCGACCAAGCCATGGTTGACGCGATCAAGGACCGCCTTGCGGCCGACACGGAAGCGCTGGCCTATATCGCTGAGATCGAAGGCCAAAACGACCGTCTTCACGACCATCACTCCGATTGCAAGGAACGCATGGGAAAGGAGATGTATGCCACGAACAAATGGCGGATTCGTTCATTCGTTGTGGAGCGATTGCTGAAGTACCTGAACAAACTGAATCCTTTCTGGTACCCGGATGATTTGCACAAAGAGATCAAGATGCAAACGTCAGTCTTATTCGAGAGGTGGGAACGCCGCGAGGCGTGGTGGTTGGACTGATCTCATGCCTCTTCCACAAAAACGATTTGAATGGGCCAACCCCAAGAACACCGCGAAAACAATCGGTGGAATTCCGCGTGGCGGATGGGGCGAGGACGAAAGGATCAGGAAGAAAGCCAAGGTCATCGGGGAAGAACCTAGGCAAAAATACGTACTGAAACGTAAGAATGGGCGCGACATTTACGACGTTGAGGTGCGATAAAGCCATGCGGGGCAAGCCCGCCGCGTGGGCGTACCGGGACGTGGCGATCAAGTTGTGGGATTTAACGGGGTTAAGTGGAATGGCTTATCGAGAAATAGCGACAAAAGTGGATGACATGGCCTATGAACTGGAACGAGAGAAGCGCAGAAGGGAAGAGGAAATTCTGAAGACGAACCCGGAGCTGAAACTGGATGAGTAACCAATTCGACGCCAACGTGATGCTGATTGCGCGGAGTTACCGGCGGATTGCCATCCGGCAGCGACGCATGATCCACATTGAAGAGGATCTTGGGACAGCGATCAATTGCGTGGATCAATTGGCTAAGAACGAAGCGATGGACATTCAAAAAGAAGACGCCGGCGGAATCCCGGTTCATGGAGATGGATCACAGAATCCCGATTGGTTTTACGATTTGTGTCGTGAGATTCCGGGACTCATGGAGGAGGAGAAGCCATGATCAATGTGTTATTTGTGGCGTTGCTTGGAATCTCGGCCTTGGTTGGATGCATACACCAGCCAAAGAACCCGTTGCTCAAACAGTGTGAGGATCAATTGACGGTGCTGAATATCGACATCCAACAAAAGAACGAACGGCTACGAGCGTTCAAGCAGTTAAACGACGATGGCACCCTGCGATGACAGTGACCATCGATGCGAATCTGGTCACAGGAATGGTGATCGGGTTCATCGTTGGCGTAGCACTGATGGGCGCCTTTATGGCGTGGAGCTTTTTCACGGAAGGCACATGAACGACATCATTTTGAAGATCATCGTGGAGACCATGCCGGATTACAACACGTTCATGTTTCTATGGGATCAGGGCAACAGGATTGAGATTGTGGCGAGGTTCAATTGATCGTCAAGGCTTTCAAAAAATGGTGGAGAGTTTTTCGGCATGAGCACCGTTATCCGGCGTATTGGCCGACGATTTATCCGAAGTCGTGCCTGAGATGCGGGGCCTTGGATGACGACATTCGAAACCAAAGCTAGGGGAGAGACGACTATGTTTAACGAGGTTGTTGTGACATTCATGATTGTTGTGGCGGCTGGATTATCGGGATGTGTATCAAAAGAAAAGGCCGAAATGCTGGCCAACCAAGCAGCCAACGCCGCACGGCTTGAGGCCTTGAACGAATGCAATGAGAAATGCGCGGGCGTTGCGTCTCAGAATGTGGCGTTTAAGGCACGGCTCGAGAAACTCAAGCAATTCAAGGCTGATGGAAGCCTACGCTAAAGAACAAAAGGAGATTGCCCAATGAGCAACGACACAGCAGAAAGACCGACGATAAGAGGTGCCAACACTCTCAACTACACGGAAATCGATGCATCAACGTTTCAACCGTTGGGAGACCGTATCTTGGTGACGTGGGAAGAGGCGCACGATGAGATCAAGGTGGGAAAGACGACGCTGGTTCGCCCCGACACCTTCAAAAAGCAACATTACACAGGAGAAGTCTTGAACATCGGACCAGGCGTCACGGTGGAAATAAAGATAGGCGACCGAATTCTATTCGATCAGTTCGGTAATTTCGAGAAGCTGTGGGATAGAGAACTTGGCCGTTTGGCTTTGATCTCGCAATCCAGCCAAGGCTCAGCCTTCGCCATTATCCCGGAGCGGACGAGGATCGGCGGTGGAGAAGGAAATTTTGATTTCGATGCAACCTAAAGAGGGAGGAACGATTTAAATGAGGAAACTGATCTTATTCGCAGTCTGTTTGTTCTCGGTTCTGGATATATGCAGCGCTCGTGGTCGAGAAGGATACATGGTTAAACCAACCTACGAAGACACCGGCAATATCATCGATGTCTATACAGCGACAGTGGGAACAACCACGCCGGTGCAAGTTTTTTTCAGTACATGGGCGCAATCTACGAATTATCGGGAACTCATGTTTCAGAACTCCAGCACCAATACCTACCGGGTGTATTTGGGGACGTTTTCGACAGTGGCGGACACCTCAGGGGGGCGATGGTTCATTCCGGGCGGCGGATCTTGGACCACGAACGCGCGAGACAATATCTGGGCGATTTTCGAGAGAGCGGCGACGGGAAGCTTGGAGATATTGGGCGAATTCGAACGGGACGTGTTAGATGAAAATATCACTGATCGTTAAAAGCCTTGTTGTTTCCCTGGTCTTTGGGGCAACTGCTTTGGCAGGGACCATCATTGGAGAAACGCCGTCCAATGCGAGCGTTCAACCGAATTCGATCATTCTCACCGCTCAATCGACTTGTCCGATTGGGTACACGGAATACACGGCAGCGCGGGGGTATTTTTTGGTGGGGGTTCCTTCAGGCGGAACGGTCGCCGGAACCGTGGGCAGCGCTATGACCAATCAGCAGGATTTGACCCACACGCATTCGATCAGCAGCACCACGGCAAGCAATGCCAGCATCATCGGGGCCGGTATTTACGTATCGAATGTCGTGAGTACGACAGGGACAGGAGCAAGTTCAACCATTGCTCCCTATCTTCAGATCAGACTGTGTACGAAGAATTGATGGATCATGAGCGACGAAAAAAGGATCGATCATTCTAAATTCGAGATCGGCCACATCGGAAACCCGACGGACCCGGATGCGATTATCGTGTCGATTCCGATTAAAGCCTATGCCGAGCAAGGAGCGGATGGGATGGACATGTTTTATGGAAAGTGTCGAAGGCTGGAAGCCATCGGCGCGACCTTGATTAAGAACCATGCGCAGAGAAAGCAACAACAGACAGCTATTAAACCAGGCGTGATCTTGCCGGACGGAACCCCCGGCATCGTCGCCTAAAACAAAGGAGAACTACTATGCCCGAAGGAAAATTGATCCCCATGGAGCAAGGCGAGTACCCGGAGATAGACGGACTTGAAGACGGGGCCACCGTCACGTTTTCAGGAACAGCCACGAAAGAAGCGGGGGGGCTGTTGATTCAGACAATTGAGTTGGAAACAGAAGGCATGGCCGACCGGGAGCTTTCCAGCATGACCAAGCAGCAGGGAACATCGTCCATGAGCCAGCCGGCGATTAAGAAAGTGGAGGACATGTAGATCAGTGCCATTTAAAAGCGAGAAACAAAGGCGATATATGAATTGGGCAGCAGCTCACGGGAAAATATCCAAGGCTGTTGTCTCTGAATTCAATGAAGCCTCTAAGGGTAAAAAGCTGCCAGAGCGAGTCCGCAAGAAATCTACCGGGAATCCCGGTGTTCGCGGCGTGGCGCCGGCGAGGATGGCTTGATGGACCAAGACGTTAAAAAAGTCACGGTTGAATCCAGCGAGGCGCGTGTTTCTACGCTGCCCGCCTCCCTCATGGACAACTACCGTGACCGCATGGGGAAGCTCGTCGAACTCACTGAGACGCAGAAGAACCGCCTCAAGAAATGGCTGAAAAGCCGATTGGACGAGTGGGTGCAGGACACCTCCGACCTCCACCAAAACCTGGTCTACGACAATGATCTTGTCGAAGGCATCGTCTACGAAACAGATTATCCATGGGAGGGGGCCTCTAATGTCCATGTGCCTCTCACCGAAACGTACATGGAGATTTACAAGTCGATTTTCAAGCGGTCTATCTTGGGCGCCGACATCATTTGGTACGGCGAAACCGATTCAGATGACCCCCAGGTTCAGGAGATGCTGGCGGATGTGGAGGGGATGCTGAACTACAAGGCGCGAAACGAGTGGAACATCGCGGAGTGTTTGAAAGCCGTGCTATGGATCACGCCTCGAGACGGGTTGGCCGCCATGGAAATCAATTGGGAGGAGCAGTACAAGAAAGCCTCCGACATCATTCTCCTGACGAACGAGCAGGATTTCTTGAAAGAGTTTCCAAGTCCTGAGGAAGCGGGGTTATCCGAAGAGGAATGGTTCGGATTGGCGCAGGAAGCCGCGCAAGCCTCAGACGAATTCCCGGTGGAAGTGCCGATCACGTTCGAGAAGCGCGTGTATTACGGCTGCAAGGGCGAGGCCGTGGATCTTGTGAACTTTGTGACAATCCCCGCCACGGTCCCGGACATCCGGCATGAACTCTGCCGGGGCTACGGCAAGCGCTACCAACAGCGCAGCGCCTCGATTCGTAAGAAGATCAAGGAAGGCTTCTATTACAAAGACGAAGCCGAAGCGCTCTTAAACAAAGGAATCTCATACCAGCCCAACGATTTCACCAAAGCCCAAGACGAGATGGAGGGCTTGCGCCGGACCAGCACCGACGGTACATTTTTGAATTATGCGCTGAACATCAGCGTCACGTTGAACGGGTTTGACAAGAACGAAGAAACTGGGGATGAGAAGTACGACGAAGAGATGGAGTTCTCCGTCGAGTACGACCTCCAGAACGACAAACTCCTACGCCTCATTGAGTTCCCCTATCGTGTACATAACTACGCTACATTTCGCATTGATAGTAGACCTAATCGGTTGGTGGGCAAATCAGTTCCGGCCAAAACCAGAGATTTAAACGACGAGGTGGACACCCAGCACAACCAACGGATCAACGCCCGGTCAATCTCGACCGTGCCCATGTTCAAGGGATTGTCCTCGAAAAAAGAGGAGCTTCAGCTTGATCTCCAGCAGCAGAAAATGAAGCCCGGAAAGGTCTTCTGGGTGAATGATTTCAATTCCTTCGATCAATTCAAGATCCAGCCGACCGACCTGGGCGAATCCATGTCTGAAGAAAAGAACAGTCAGGCGATTCTGGATCTGTATCTTGGGTCGGCGGCGTCTTTGTTATCAGGGGGGGCGCCCACCCAAGATCCAAACGCGCCGGGAAACAAAACGGCGATGATGATTGCTCAGTCCAACCTTCGCATGGACGACCCCTTAGACGAGTTAAGGGATGGTGTGGAGCAAGTGGGCGATATTTGCCTCTCTCATACCTACCAGTTTGGCCCTCCGATCCTTCAGTTTATGGCCCCGCAGGAAGGCGGCGGGTATGAAACCAAAACCATCCACAAAAAATTCCTCCGTAAGAACATCCGCATGAAGATGAATGGGATAACGGTGACGCTAAACCCCGAAGTCGAGATGCAAAAAGGGTTTCAGCTCCACCAAATGCTTCTCACTGAACCGCTTTATGCCAACAACCCCCAGCTTCGCATGGAAGGCTTGCGCTATGCCTTAAGAGCCGGACGCATCCAGGGACGGAACAAGATGCTTCCGCCCATGCAAGAGATCCAGCAGCAGCAAATTCAAACACAGAAGATCGCCATGAAAGAGATGGAAGTTGAAAAGCTCATGCAAGCCAAAGCCCAGCAAGAGGAAGAACTGAAAGGCCGCCTTTCTGGAGCCAAGCAAGAGATGGACATCAAGAACACCGCCCGAAAAATGGCGGAAACAAATTTGGCCATGAACGGCGCGGCCAATGGAGCAATGAATGGACAACCATGAGGAGATGAGACACCGGCGCATCATGAACAAGCGGCGCGTGGACCCGGAATCTATTGATGGACTCGAAACACAGGCGGGCAATTTAAAAGAGGCCATCACACGCGGAGAAATCATCGTGAACAACTTGAAAGACAACCCCGGATGGCTGGCGCTTCAGCAAAATTGGACAGAGCAATTGGAAGAGGTTGAAGAGAAGTTGACGGATTTCCACACGCTCAGCGATAAGGGCCGCGATTTTATTTTGAAGGAACGGCAGGATTTGAAGCATGTGATTGAGACGGTGGAGCATGTGGAGAAAAGAACCGTGTTTCTGAAAAATCAATTATCGGAAACGCTGAATACCCTACGAGAAAGGAAAGAACGACTTGGAGCAGCACAAGTTTGAGGCGAGATGCCCGATATGCACGAAATTTCTGACGGAACCTACCTTGAACATTGAGAAAGGGGATCTGTCGGAGCAGGAATTTATGCGGATGAGGTCGAAAATGAGAATCAGTTACGGAAGCGAGACCATGTGCCGGCGCTGCAAGCAGATCCGCGCCACGGTCATGATCGCTCGGGAGCAGAACCAGATTTAACAGAAGCCCCAAAAACTAAACATAAGAGGCTCGTTTAGAAGCCCACTTCGAGATCCTTCGGGATTTCTTGAAGTGGGTTTTTTTATGACCAAGGAGACACGATGGATAGACCAAGCGGAGTGATGGAAGAGGTGGGAGGAGGATCAGATGGCCCTGAAACTCAAGAAAATCCGGAAGCTCGGCAACCTGAGCTTGAGCCGGGCGACGGCACCGATCCTATCGGAGGAGGAGCGGATCAAGCGGCTGGAGAAACGCCTGGAGAAGTGGAAACAGACGTACCAGAACAGGCGGAAGCACCAGAATCCGAACCTCGGATAGATTTCGAAAAATTCAAAGACGACATCCTTAAGAACATCGACGAGAAGCTGAAGCCCGTCACGGAGAAGCCGCAGCGCGAGATCACCGAGGAAGAATGGGCCAAGCATGAGGAAGAGTGGGGGGTGCCACGCACCACGATCGACCGCGTGACCCGCCAATCGGTCCAGGTCTTTGAAAGAGCCAAGGAATACATCGATTCAAAGCTGGCGGCCTTGGAAGGCGCACAGGCTCGCGCCAATATGTCCAAGGAGTTTCCCGACATCAACCGATTGAAGGCCGGAATGGACGAATTCTTAGCTGACTTCGACCCCAAACACCACAACAATCCGAACCTCTTAAGGCGAGCGGCCATCTATGCGCGTGGGCTGGCCTCCCAGGGCGATATCAAGCGGGTGCGAACATCCGACGAGAAGAATCGCCAGGTTGCCGGTCGGATTAAGACCGGAACGCAGGAAGGATCTCGAACGCCGTCCTCGGCGCAGAAACCATTGAGTTCTTCCCAGCGCGAAGCCGCTTCCATGCTCCCCGGCGGAGAAGCCGAATACAACAAGATCAAAGCCAATAAGAGCCGGATTATTGCGGTGTAAATGAGACGACGACTGCTTTCCCACGGAACAAGCGTTTATCCCTCGCCCACCGCCTTTCGGCGCAACCGGCGATTGGGCGTGACGCCCTATCTCTACTGCGTTCAATGCGGGATGCCCAACGACATCAGGAAAACGGGGTGGAGCGATAACGGCGATGGACTTGGAGACGCTTTCACCGTGACCGTGACAGCCGTTCCGGGACAGACCGCGCAAGTCAACACCAAAGACCGGAACGTCTTATCGGGCTGCCGGTTCTGCGGATCACTTCAGTGGCAGTACTCAAAGCCAGACGCTTTGCCGGATGATCGGAACCAACCGTCCGATGAATGGCGAAGAAATCGACGAAGACATAAAGGGAGGTGAAACAAATGACGAAATGCAAGACGCTTCTCGTTTCCGCCGAAAACGCGGGAACGATTGACGGCAAGAAGACCACAACCATTGCCGACGACATCGACAAAGCCGTGAACGGCCTCGGGGTGGACATCAAGGCAGTTTCCACCGCGCCAGCCGGGTCCGCTTTCTCGGATCAGATCATCGTGACGGTTCTCTATGAGGGCAGCAGCGATGACGACAAGCATGGGGGGAAAAAAAAGTGAATCAACTTAAGGAGGTGAACAAACAATGAACATTGCTTACAAACACGGCAAGGACGCGATTTACAACTTGCCTATTTTCGGTGCAGCAGCGGACATCCTACAAGGGGCGTTCGTCATGCGGGGTGCCACGCCGGGCACAAACAACGGAGAGTTGATCAAAGCGTCCGGTAGCAGCGCCACGCCGGACATCATGGGGCGTCTTTTGGCGATGCTCGACTATTCCGTAGACGGAGAGACGCTGATTGCCGGGACGGCCTTCGTGACCAAACCCGTTCAATTGGCGCATCCGTTCGGTATTCATCGTGTGGAATATGACCTGACGAGTCTTATTGATGCGACTCAGGCCGTTTCAACCACGACCATCACGTTGACTTCTCTCGAAGACAACATCGATGCGGCGTTTCTCTACGTCGTTTCAGGGGTAGGAGCCGGGCAGACGAATTATCTGACGGCGTCGGCTTCCGGTTCTGCGACGTTGAAAGCGGCCTTCGGAACAAGTCTCGATACAACCTCGAAGCTCATCAAGATCATCCCTCGTTTCAATCAGCTCATCTCGCTGAATTCAGACGGAACGAAGCTCGCGTCTCAAGCAGCGGCCGGGGCGATCAACGCGATTGTGATTGACACCTACATCCAACGCAATGGTGGGGCAGCGGTACAGATGAATCCCGTGACCCACGCAGCACTGACGGGGCTGAACAACCTACGCAGTATCAAGTTCTATGCGGACATCGCCATCATCGATGCGATCCCGTACTCGATAGCTTAAATAAGGAGGTGAATGAACAATGATTGTTACAGGAAATTGGCAAGACGCACTGGAACCGATTGCGATCAAAAACTTCCAATTGGGATTCCGTGAAAAACCTCAAGAAAGGGACATGATCTTTGATGTTAAAAAGTCAAAGAAACTCATCGAGACCTACCTTGAGTTGGGAGACATCGGATCGTTCAACGCATTTAGTGGCGATCTGGAATACGAAGACGTGACGCAAGGCTACAAGATGACAATTGAAGCGATTGAGTTGGCCAAGGGAATGAAGATTCAGAAAAAATTCGTTCTCACCGACCAGTTGGACGTGGTGGAAGGCTTGCCCAAGCTGCTTGGGTTAGCCGCCCGTCGTCGGATGCTCTCCGACACCTTCAGTTTGTTCAACAACGCGTTCACGACAGCGATCACGACCATCGACGGACTCCAGTTGTGCAGCTCAGCGCACACCTCAAACAACGGAGGAAGCAGCCAAAGCAACACCGCTTCCGCCGCCTTGTCCGCTGCGAACGTCGAAGTCGCTCGCCGCGCCATGCATACGTTCATGACGAACACAGATCAGCTCTATGACGTGAAGCCGGACATGCTGATTGTTTCTCGGGCGAACGAAGAAACCGCGTATGAAATCATCAAATCCTCGGGGAAAGTGGATACGGCGAATAACAACCGCAACTTCCATATGGGCAAGTACAAACTGCTCGTCTCTGATTATTTGGATGACGCCAACGATTGGTTCCTCGTCGACTCCGAACTCATGAAAATGTTCAACGTCTGGAATGTGGTGGCCCCCCTCGAGTTCAAGCAGTCCGAGAACTTCGATGGATACACCGCACGATATGGCGCCTACATGTTCTATGGCTTCGGTACGAGGGACTGGCGATGGATTCGCGGCAGCCAGGTCTCATAAGAATTGACCAATAGAAAGGAGAGTGCCCTATGAGTGCCCTGCCTAAAGGAGTTCACATCCTCTCGCCAAGAGAGCGAGAGCGTCTGAGAAATCAGATCGAGCAGGATAAAAGACGGCTGAAAGGGGAGCTTGTTGTCCCGACGTTCCGCCATATCAAGGAATCGGTACCGACCCGCACCATGGGCCGCTATGCCGGATTCATGGACAACAGCATCCAGGAAGATCCGGGGGAGATCATCAAGCGCATGAGGCGGATGCAAGCCACGCTTGAACAAGGATCGCCCCGGCCCTTAAACAGCCGCCAGCGTGAAAAACTGGAGAAGCAAGCCGTCATCGACCGGGAATGGTTACGGAGCCAGATGTGTCCAAAAAAACTGGCGTTCGTGAAGGAATCGGACCCGGATTTTTCGAAGGCGGTGGAAGCAGCGCAGCGCGAGGATACACTTCAGTATCACCAAGTGGCCGAGCGTTACAAAAACGCCATGCGCCAGCTCGATACGGAAACACCGGACGCTTCAAGTGTGGAGAAGTTTAGGCCCAACTAAAAAAGAGGAGGAATACATGAATTCTTTGAAGATTCGAAAATGGCTGATCGCGTTCTTCGGCGCGGCACTCTATGCCGGAACCGTTCACGCCATCACATGCGGCGCCGGTTCGACGCCTGTGGTGAGGTATACCGTCGCGGGCAGTGAAGTCTATTGCCTGGATCAAGACGGAAATATCACCTCAAGCGGAACATATGTTTCGTCTGGACGGGTGCAGACATCCAGCACCACGGTGAGTTTGGGAAGCAAATTCGGCAATAACGTAGGGAACCCCACGCAAACGCCGACCTCGACCACGGCGGTTCTCTATGGCCTCAAAGTTCCCTATGTGAACGCTTCGGGAACCACGGTTCCCGCGGGCGGCGTGGTGATTGCCTCGGTGACAGCCGCCGCTGGCGTTCCTGTGCCGGGCGCCCCCAGCGTCTACACCGCGACCAGCACATGGATCGGGATTGCGGAAAGCGCTCTTGTCGCCGGCGGAACCGGATATATGACGATCTCCGGCTATGCCACGGTTCTCACAACGGGTGCCGTCCAAATTGGCGAATACATTGTGAGCAGCGCCCCTGTCACCGGCTATGCGGGATCGTTGGGTGTGAATCTCTCGACCTCCACGCTCATACAAAACTGGCCCTTTATTATCGGGAAAGCGATGTCGGTCGGAACAGCGGCGGGCGGAACCACGATCATACTGCTGAGAAAGTAAGAAGCGGGACGTTAGATCCCCATGACGTTTAAGAGGTCTTTCTGGCTTCTGTTGGCATTTGTTCCATCGGTCGCATGGTCTCTTTCTTTGGCGGACTTAGAGACCAACATCCGGCGGAACGTGCGCGACGTGTCGAGTACGCAGCAGCGCTACTCCGACACGATTATTGACGCCCTCATTAACGAGGCGCAGCGTGCCGTCATCAACGACACCTGGGCGGTGAATTCATACACCAGCATCACGTTGGTGTCGGGAAGCACCTACTATACCCTGCCGGCCACGACAATCAAAGTCTGGCGGGTGACGCTCGACGGCGCCAACCTCCCCGAACTCGACCTTAAGCAGTTAGACGCCGACAGTGGCAATGGTGTGTGGTCATCCACCGGCACTGCCACGGCGTATTTCTTAGACCCTTCCAGCACGACTGTAATCGGCCTTCAGCCTTATCCGAATTCATCCGGCGGGGCGCTCAAGGTGTTTTTCCACAAGCTGCCGGTGGATCTTTCTTCTGATAGCGACATTCCGTTTGATGGAGATATCCGGCTCTATGCCTACCACGATCTTCTCGTCTATCACGTCTCGTTTCGGTTGCTCGTGATCGAAGACAAGCTGCAAGAGGCGCAAGCCTATCAGGCGCTTTATGGGGCGGGAATACAGACCATGGCATTAAACGTGGGACGCAAGCCTTTACGTGAGATCGCGCCATCCAAGGAGATTCGGCCATGAGACGATTTAAGATCAGCGCTCTTTGCTTGGTCGCTTCTTTATGGCTCATCCCTTCAGTCTCATCGGCTTTAACGCTGGGGGATATGAAGGTTCAAATTCGCCAGCGGGTGAATGACCGCGCTGACCCCAAGCTTCGCTATTCAGATTCGATCCTCACGGGTTTCATCAACGAAGCCCAGAAAGACGTGGTGAATGACACCTGGTGCCTCCAAAACACCACGTTCTATATGCTGGTTGCCGGAACCACCTACTACAACCTGCCCAACGATTATTTGGCTGTGATGCAGGTGAATTTCCGCGAATCCAACGGGCGGATTCGGAGCTTGGAGGAAAAAGGGAAACGGGCCTTATTTCAGGAAAATCCCGATTGGGCACGTCAAACCGGGGCGCCGGTGAATTACTTCACGCAAGTTTCCACCTCGGGCACGAGCATCAATACGGCCCTTCAGATCGTCTATATCCCCATCCCCACTTCAGCCTCCACCGGAACCGTCATGATCGATTATTACAGCCAAGTCACGAATTTGAGCAGCGACAGCGACGTTCCGTTTAATGGTTTCCGTAATTTGTACCCCTACCACCACGCCATTGTGGATTTGGTGAGCTACCGCATCAAAATGATCGAAGGTCAGGCCGACCAGGCCAAGGCGTATTTTGAGTTGTACAGCGCCCGCGTTCAGGCCATGGTGAATCGGTTTCAATCTAGCCCAAACTATTTCCCGAATGTATCCGCCGCAGGGAACACGAGGACTCGGTGAAACGGTGGGCGTCCCTTCTCTTTTTCTTCCCTCTTCTATTCGTTAGCGGGAGAGTTTTTTCCGAGGACAATTACAAAAGCCAGGTTGTCGGTCCTTTCGGAACTTTAAATAACACGGATCGCTCCTACGCGATCCCCGCCGACAAAGCGAGCGACTTACTCAACGTCGACCTGTCCCCCGGCGGTAAATCCGTAAAAAAGCGCAAAGGCTACAGCACCGCTTTCTCTCTTGCTGTTACCACCAACCCAACGCACGGCAACTACAAATTCTATGAGTCGGGCGGCAGCGACGTGGTGCTTTATTTCTACGACAGGGCTCTGGCAGCTTCAATCAGTGGCGCGTCACCAACCGTTCTGTTTGCAACCGGCACATTAAACGCTACCTATCAATGCGCGGATTCCGCCGGCTTCGCCTACTGCAACAATACGGGTCGAACCTGTACTATTAAAACCAACGGGACCACCGCGACCAACATCCCCGTGACCTCCACCGGGACCATGATCGCCATCACGCCCGAGCGCATGGTGACATCGGGTTTTTCCGAAGCGCCCAACCGTATCGACTTCTCAAAATCCAATGACTTCACGGTGTCCACGCCAGGGGGAAATCCCACCGATCCCATCACGTTCACGATTGTGGCGCCCGGTGCCCGTGTCACGCACATCGTCTACGCGCATGGGCGCGTCTATTGGTTTAAGGACACGAGCTTCGGCTACATTCTGGAAGGGCCAACGCATTCGGATTGGGTTTCTCGAACGGTCAATCCGTCTATCGGTTCGTTCTACAACACCTCAATCTTTCGAGATGACATCCTCTACTTTCAAGCGCAGGACGGGCACTTTTACGCCTGGGATGGGACAAGCCTGGAGAAGATGAGCCGGGATATTCAGGCGACGATTGCAGCAACTCAAGGAAGAATTGCCAATTCTTGGATACAGACTTTGGCCGCTGACTTTGGAGCGGGTTCGTCAACTTCTACCATCGTCGTCGATACAACGACGGTCCCCGGAACTGTCCGCTTGAGTACAACGACGAGCGGCGTTAATGGGATACAAGATTCGATTTCTTCGGATCGGTCATCGTCCCCAGCAGATCCGTGTACAGGCCCTTATTACTCCGCGCAATCGTTCACTTCAACCAATACTTACTTGCTGCAAAACGTGACCCTGGTTTTGAAGAGGGTCGGTAGCCCAGGCAATTACGACGTTAAACTTCTGACAGACAACACATTCGCCCCGGATGTCCTCATCTCATCAGTCGCTTTCAATCCATCAGGGCTTTCAACATCAGTGAACACAGAACAAGCCCTCAATCTGCCTGATGTGTCGATTGTTAGTGGTTCTCGTTACTGGATTGAATTCGTACCAACGGGAACCTGTTCTTATCCGGGAACCTATGTGATCTGGCAAGGACAAGCCGGTTCTTTTACCGAGAAAATAGGCTATGGGTCTACTCTAGATACAACACGAAAAAGAGAGTTGATAACAGACGGCGTTGATATCGTTTATGCCTCCGGTACATGGCAATCGCAAATCAAGAATGCCCCGTCCCTTGCAACATGGGATTCGTTCCAAGCTACAAAAGCTAATGTTGACGGGGCACACTCCTTTTTTATCCGTGCAGCGGTAGGCGTTTTCACCGTCAATTCTGGAACACCCGCATGGACAGCAATCTCTCCAGGTGCCATCCCTACTGCTTCAACTGGCACCTATTTTCAGATTCGAGACGTTATCACAACGACGATTTCAACCACGACGCCGATCCTCTATGACTTCACGCAAAACTGGTTTGAGGGGGGCGCTTCCGACAAACCCTACGCCATTTACCACGACAACGCCCTCTGGTGGTCAGTGACTTCTGGCGGCGGTGCCACGACCAACAACAAAATCATCAAGTACGACATGCTCAATCAAGGCTATTTACTCTATGACATCGCGGCCAACGATATGTATGTGAGAAACCAGTCGCTTTATTTTGGGAGTCCGACGGCGGGAACGATCTTCAAATACGGCGACTCCGACAATGACAACGGAGCGGCCATCAACGGCTATTGGCAATCCCGCGATTTCTTCGGAGACAGCCCTTTCCTTGAAAAAGACTTCTGGCAGATGTCCACGGCGGCCTACGGAACGACAGGAACAAATCTAACAGTGACCTATACCGTGAACGGTAGTTCCGCTGTGGCGTATGCCGTCCCTCTCACCAACGGAAGCGACACCTTCATCAAACGGAACGTTTTCTTTCCGTTCGGCACCACTGGAACCACCGTCAACCTGAAATTCAGCAACAACTCCGTGGACAGCCCTTTCGAAATCTTTGGCTCACAAATCGATTACACCGACCGGCGATATTTCCCGGACGACAACTGAGAAAAGGAGTCTTTTATGGTCATGCCCGATGTTCGTGCCTTAGTAAATAATCCGCCCCCAGCGGTCAATCCTGGCGTGGGAAATACACCGCTTAGCGTTGAAGAGTTGAAAAAACGCATCTTCGCCAATCGCGCCGGAAGCTACGGCGAAGGGGCCATCGGCGAGGCGAATAAGGTTTTTAAAGAACTCCAAAGCAAACTTGCTTCTGGAGAAATTACACAACAGCAGTACGTGGACGTAGCCGGACAACTGGCCCCTGATGTCAAAAGCTACATCGCGCAAATTGCCGGAAGCGGGTCGCGCCAAGCCAATGCGGCAGAGGCCGCCGGCGCGTCTACGTTCAACAACGAAATCGGGCGAGACCTGGACATCTACAAAACAGGTCGGGAACTTTTGGGGCGGGATCTCACCCAAAACGAGCTCTATTCACTTCGGCCCAAGTTCGCAGGGCCGAACGGGGGAGATGTGGGGAAAGCCTACCTGGCGGAGCTGGCGACCCAGGAAGCCCAAAGCCCCGAAGCGCTGGGCAAGAAAGCCCCGGAGTATGCGGGGAAGGTGAATGACCTTTTCAGTCAACTTCTCGGGCGCGAGGCCACGGGGAGCGAGTCGGGCTATTACGGGAAGCTGTTGGCCTCGGGCGAGGTGGACCCCTACGAGATTGAGCAGCAAATCAAAGCTGGCCAGGAATTCCAAGGCGGGGCCGATAAGAAGTTCCGGGGAGAACTGGCTGGTGAACTCGGCGGGTACACCCAGGAAGCCTTTGGCAAGGCCAAAGAAGACATCCTGTCACGCTACAGCAAGGCGGGACTTAATAATTCTTCGGATCTCGATTTCGCCCTGGCCAACGCCATGAAGGATCTGGAAAGCGAGCGGGGGCAGTTCCTCACCGGGGTCTCCGCTTCGCAGTACGGAGGGAACAAAGGCGCTGCCCGCGAGGACTACCGGACCATGCTGGACCGGAGATTCCAAGGGCAGGACTACGGACGGGGCCGGTCGGACAGTATGCTCGACTACTACACGCAGCGGGCGGATCAGGGCGTGGACTACCAGCGGGAGATGAACGACTACATGGCTTTCCTGAACGGTCAGCCAAAGAAGAAAAAAACAGGTGCCGGAGGATTGGCCGGGACATTAATTGGCGGGGGCCTTGGCGCTTATTTTGGTGGACCAGCGGGAGCAAAAGCAGGGGCCGACATGGGCAACGCAGGGGGTGGGCTTTGGGATTGGAACCAAGCATAAGGAGGACAATGTGGCATTAAACTTTAATCCATCGGGATATTTTGAAGCGTGGAAAATAGGACGGGCGAACGAGGAAGGCCCCGACCTCAAGTCAACTGTAACCGATCCTTTGTTAAAAGGATTCGAATCTCTAGCGGAGAGGGACTCCAAAAAGAAAGACCTGTTGGCCAAGAGGCAAGAGCAGGGCCTTGAACTGGCACTCAAGCTTAAAGATCAAGGACTTCAGCCGGACGAAGTGAACAACGTCGTCAACAATTTCATCTCCACGGGCAGTCTTGAATTGCCATCAATGCGGGCGAAAGTGGTTGGGAATGAGCCGGACATTGGCCCTATTTCGTCAGGGGTCGAGCCGATTAAGTACGGGAAGCCGGAAAAACAGAAACGCCTCTACGCTTTCGACAAGGGAACCAATCAATGGACAGAGAAAGTCGTGCCGGAGGGAGTGGACCCGGAAACGGTTTCTTATGACTCAACACCGGCTGCCCCTGTGCCCTTCTTCATGCTTGATCCTGAATCTGGAACGATGCGGCAAGTTGGAGCAGGACCAAAAGGATCAAAAGTTGTGACTCCACCAAGTGAACCGGCGGCCAAAGAAGATCCCACTCTGAAGGCGCAGCGCGATTTGTTCAAGAAAACCACTGCAACCATAGAGAAACTACAGGCCGACGGGGAAGACGTACCAGATGCCCTGATCGCCCAGGCAAACGAACTGGCGGCAGCGGTCGGACTTGAACCTCAAGAGCAAGTGACCAAGCCCGCTGGATGGTTCAGCGATGAACAGAAGCGAACCGTCTACAAACCCAAGGGAACAACCGCCCCGCCGCCCGCGAAATACGAATCCGCCGGAGCCGTGAAGCTGGCCTTAAAAGCTGGCCAGTTGAGTCGGGATCAGGCCGTTAAGATTTTACGGAATCAATTCGGGATGAAATGAAGAAACAGAGTGCCCTGTCATTTTTAGACGAAGAAGAGGAATTGCCATCCGCGTCCGCCGAATCGTTCCTGGATGCGCCGGAAACACCGGAGACGGCCTCGCCCGCCGATAATGCCTCGGCTGATGCTTTCCTCGATTCTGACGAACCCGACGATCTTTCCCCAAAAACGCCCGGCATCGGACGGCTAATCAAGGGAGCCATCAGAACTGCGGTGCCGGGCCTGCCTCTTTTGGGTGTGCGGGAGCAGGCG